GAACGCTAGCCATCGCCATCTTTCCTTCCCTTCGGCGTGGCGCCGGCCGGTGCGGCGGGCGCACGGCCTCCCGCGATGGCGCCGCCCGGGAAGCAGGACCGACACGGCGCAGCGCCTCCGCGCTCCTTGTGCGCCTCCAGCGCGCCCTCGGCCGTGTCGATCGGGATGATGTGCGCGCCCTCGAGGCGCCAGTCGTCGGCGTCCATCCGGTGGAAGTCGCCGTAGGTCGTGGCATCCTTCACGACGACCGCGACCTGATAGCCCGCCTCGATCCATTCCTGCTTCGTCGCCGGCCACTTGGCCATTGTTCGCCTCCCGGCGGCCTAACCGCCTATGCCTACGCCGTCACCGTGCATCTGAACGAGACCTCGCCCTGCATGCTCCCGTCCTCGGTCGTGCCGATCGCGCCTGTCTCCCGCCACTGCGTCTCTTGGACCTTGCCGCCGAGCGTGCGGTCGCCGGCGACGGCGGCGACGATGCTTTTGGCGCCCGTGGGCCAGAGGTAGGCGTCGATCGCCTCCTGGGCGTCTTTGAGGTCGCCGCGCGACACGCGCACCACGACGCGCACGCCCACCGCGACGAGCGTGCCGTGTCCGGCCGGTGCGACGAGCGGTTCGCCGTAGAGCACGATCGCGACGTCCTTGTCCGGGACCGTCTTCGGCATCGTGTCGTGCGCGACCAACCCGCTGATCGTCGCCAGCCGCGTCTTCATCCCGTCCCTGATCTCTATCCAGGTGCCCATGCCAGCGCCTCACCGCCCCCAGAGCGCTTCGGCCTGACGGGCCATCTTGGGGAGCACTTCGTCCCGCATCTTCCGGCGCACGGCCGTGCGCGCCCGGCGCATATAGAAGCGACCCCTGATGCCGCGCCGCCCTATCGCGCGGGCGATGACGAACAACATGCGCGGCTCGGCCGCGATGCCATGCCGCGCCGCCCAGGGCGCCAGCGCGGAGGCCGGCGGCATCTTCTTGCCCGGGCCGCGGCCGCGCTCCACCACCAGCGCCTTCAGGCCGCGCGATGAGCCGACTATGTGGACGCGCCCCTGCAGCGGCGCGACCTCCATCGCGATGTCCTGCTGCAGCCCGCCCAGGTCGCGCGGCGCGTTGCCCTGCGCCTGTTCCTGGCCGAAGCGCGTCAGCTCCTCGATCGCCTCGGCGGCTATCGGCAGCACGAGCGCGTGCCGCTGCAGCTTCGCGCGCAGCTCCTTCAGCCCCTTCAGGTTGATCGTCATCTTCAGAATGTCGGTAGGCTCCTGTAACTGAGCATCAGCTCGTTCACGATGCCCTGCGCCTCACGCGACGCGCCGAGGATCTCGCCGACGTCGCTCCGGCTCGTCACCGAGCGCGGCGTCTCCAGCCGGAGCAGTGCCGTCAGGTGGCACGTCGCGAGCTCGATCGCCTTCGGCACGGCCGGCCAGCCGAACACGGCCGTCACCTCGACTGCCCGCTCCTGCCGCGGCCAGATGCCCACCACGCTGTTGCCCGGCTTCAGGTCCAGGTAACGCCATGGACGCGCCTCCGCGCCTTTGTCCGCGTCGGCCGGTCCCGCCCAGAAGTGGGTGTCGATGGTGAGCGTTTCGCCCGAATCCGTCACGTCGTAGTCGGCGTTCAGGTCGACCTTCACGATAAGGCCGGTCAGCGTGGAGAGGCCCGGGACGTGCTCGTGATCGGTGAGGTAGAGGCGCGGCGTACCGCTGCCCCGATAGAGACGGGCGACGGCGCTGGCATCCTTGGTAAAGAACTGGCCGAGCTTGCGCGTCAGGTAGCGGCTGACGGCGAGCAGATCGGCGTCGATCTCCGTGTCTTCGGCCGTCGAGTCCTTGTCGGCGATGCCGCGGTAGGTCGCGGCTGTTGCGTAGGCATCACCGATCGCGGCTGGCATCGATGCGATCCCCCTTGCTTGAATTGCAGACTGCGTGTACGACAGCTATGTTTTCATGGGTGTGCTCACCGCCTCTACTCAGCGGAATCAGATGATCAAATGAAAGATCATCAGCGACCACCAGAAGCCCGCAAATGACGCATACCCAATCGTCTCGTTCAACGATTAGGCGATAGTCAACATGCTCCGCGTAATTGCCCAGCCGTTTCGCGAGGCATCTAGCTCGCTTTTCTCTAGCTACAAGGCCGAGGGGATCGCGTTCGCGAAGCCGAGTAGCATGCCGACGCTGGCGCGCTGCCTTCCCTGATTCTTTGTAGGGACTGTCATAAACTCGGTTGGCGCGCCGCCGATCCTCTGCGGCTGCCACACGCGGATCGGCCTTTGTTAGACCTTTGTTCCAGGGCATCTACCTCTCCTACCCGCATAGGCGTCAGCGGGAGCGGTTTGTGCGCGGTGCTCGATGCTACTGCGCCGGGTCTCTGGTCGTTCTCCTCGTCCGGTAGTTCCCCATCGGGCAGTTGTAGACGCCGTCGCGCAGCTTGAGCGGGGAGCCGTCGTACGGGCATTCGAGCAGCGGCTTGCGCCGCTCGTCCTCCGCCTGCTTGCGTTCGTCCTTGATGATGTCGAGGAGCTGCTGGTTGCTCATGCCGGCACCACCAGCCCATTCGCGCTCAACGGCCGCCAGTAGCAGTCCAGCCGGATCGTCCCGTCCGTGATCGCGGCCACCGCGACCGTCCCGACGATGTTGTCCGTGATGGCAATGTCTTTGACGGCGGCCGGCAGCGCGACGCCGTTGGGGTCCGGCACCGTGTCCACCCAAAAGTCGCCGAGATCGATGTCTGTGGCGGTCGTCGCGGCGATGAAGAGCGCCGTGCTGCCCGTCACGCCCAGCGCCAGAGTGGCGGTGGCGCCCGCGAGATCCTCAGTGCAGAATGGGACGACAGAGACGATGAGCACCTCGCCCGTCACCGTGAAGAGCGGCACGTTGCCGATGGCGCCGAGATTCGCTGCGCCCGTGAACGCGATCGTCTTGGAGGCGCGGAAGGGGCCACCTACGAGGTAGAGCTGCCAGGCCGCGCCATCGTAGAGATACTGGGCGCCGGTATCCGTCTCGTAGAACAACGAGCCCGCGCGCGGTCCGGTGGGCTTCGTATCGGTCGAGAGCCCCACGAACCGCTCGATGCTGGTGATGAGCGCAACCGTCATGCGGGCAACTCCCTACCGATCAAGTGCCAGGCCGAGTCCCCCCGCACGTACACCAGGCCGGTGTCCGTCTCGTAGAACGTGCTGCCCGCCCCAGGCGCCGGTTTCGTGTCGGACGAGAGGCCGATGTAGCGGCGGATGGCGGCGACCTTGGCGACGGTCATGGCGCGCCGTTATCCGATCTGGATGGCCCGCGCCCAGGCGACCTTCATCCGGTGCGCCACGGCCTCGCCGGTCAGGAAGTGGATGGTCGGCGTCAGCTCCTCGTCATCCGGGATGTTGGTGGTGACGCGGCCCACCTCGACGCCGTTGACGTAGAAGTAGACCGACGTGCCATCAAAGTAGAACTCGAGCGTCACGAGCGTGTTCGCGGCGAGCGTGCCCTCATTGTCGCTCTGGGTCTCCGTCGAGTCCTTCTCGGTGACGGTGCTGATGCCCGTCCCGCCGTCCAGCTTCTCGAAGTAGACGCCGTCGGTCAGGCCGCCCAGTGCGTCAGTGTCGCTGATCGCCAGGCCGACCAGGAAGTCGTCCTGCGTCGCCTCATCGATCTTGAGCGCGATGCCGAAGTAGACGTCGCGGCCGCTCAGCCGGAAGGCCTCGCCGTTCAGCTGAATATTGACGCCGTCGTTGTCGGCATTGTCGGTAATGATCTCCCACTTTATGCCGACCTCGTCGGATGCCTCGACATCGGAATCGCCGCCGACGCCAGCCTCCACAAGCGTGGTGACGTAGCCGCTCGGCTGCGTGCCCGTCCCGCCCGTGTCTTGCGCGTCCTTCGCCTCGAGTTCCCACTTCACGACATCGGGGCCGATGGCGTCGAGCAGCCGGTTACGGTGGGTATCCCAAAACGCTAGTGCGCCCCGGATGTAACGACTGTGCACGGTCATTGCCTAATCGCTCCTTTCGAGCTCCGCCCTGCGGCGGCGATTATGTCCGTGGCGATCTGCGCCCCTGGCCGACAGCCGCGCGGCCGCGAGTTGGCTGCTGCTCTTCCTTTTCGCCAGCATCGCTAGGATTGCTCTCGGATTCCTCCGCAGCCGTTTCTGCGCCTGTCTCATCAGCCGCAGGCACCGCAGACGTGGCAGGCGCGGCCGGTGCAGCGAGCGGCGCTGGCGACAGTTCCTTCAGATCCCGGATCGCCGCTTCGAGCAGCTGCATCTGCTCGGATTCCGAACCGAACCGATTCACGATCCGCGTGTAGAGGCGTTGCAGGTCAGCCCGTACCAATTCGATGCTCGGCATGCGGCATCACTCCTACGCGTTCGGCTGCGGCAGGTTCTCCGGCGCGCGCTGCGACTTCAGGCCCCACGGGATGTAGAGCGCGCAACCCAGCTTGGCGCCGGCCGCGCCGAGATCGGGGATGTTGACGCTGATCCACTCGAAGTCGTCCGAGAGCTGGTCCGCGCTGACCTCGATGACGACGAGGTTCTGCTGCTCCGCCGAGGTGCCGGCACCACCGGCGTCCGTAATCTCGGAGGCCGCCGCCTGCGTCGTCTTCGACCACGCCTCGTCCCCGTCGAGCGTCGTCTCCTGCTTGTGGTAGTAGCTCGTGACGACATCCAGGTCCTGCGATGTGCCGCCGGTCGCCGCATTATGCTCCTGCACGTCGCACTGCAGGTCGTCGTTGGCCGTACCGGCGCCGGCATAGATGACGATCGTGACGCCGGCGTAGTTCTTGAGGTGCAGCCGGGCTCCTGTGTTCGCAGCAGTCTCCAAGTCGACCGGCGCGATCGCGTGGCAAACGTCGAAGTCCTTGCCGAGCCCTCGTGCTGTCGTAACCATGTGCGCTTACTCCTTTCGCCTCTCGCCACAGCGGGGTTGATTGCGCTGCGGTGAATGGGCCGGAGGCGGGGGGTTGATTGCCCGCCTCCGGCTGGCTTACTTCGGTTAGGCGCGCTCGTCCAGCGTCACGAACGGGCTCAGCGTGTTCGTGCCCTTGCGCGGCGTGATCGCCGACTGCAGCCAGCCCCGTCCGTCGACCCGCTCGATGATGCGGTAGACGGTACGATCGTTCACGAACTGGGCGTGGATGCTCGACTCGGCCCGCATTTCCATGCGGTCGCCGATCAGGTAGTAGCCGAAGTCGATGAACGCGATGTCCTTGCCCGAGCCGCCTCCGCCGAGCGTCTCCATCTTCTCCGTGAAGAGGACCGGCCGGCCGAGGATCGTCATGGGCGGACCCTGGACGCCGTTGTTCAGCCAGATGGCCGAGCCGCCGGTGCCAACCGAGAGGCTCATCAGCGCCAGTTGCGCGAAGGTGTCGATGTTCGCCACCCAGACGCCGTTGCCGAGCGAGGCCGGCAGCATCCGCGAGTACATCTTGACGATGTTCTCCCAGACGATGCTGTCCGCCGCCTGCCCCGTCTCCTTCGCCACCGAGACGAGCGCCGGCGAGTTCATCACGCCGAGCGGCTGGCCGACGCCCGAGCCACCGATGAAAGCAACGTCCTCGAACCAGGAGATGGCGGTCGGCAGGATGCTGTCAATGAAGGCGGCGAACGAGATGATGGAATCCTGGAGCAGCTCGTTCGGAACGTCGCAGCGGCAGGCCAGCTTGGCCGCCTGCAGGACCACGCGGCCGAACTTCGCCTCCGACTCACTCAGCTCCGCGCCCTCCTCAGTCCAGCTTCCCACGACGCCGCCAAAGACGCTGGAGGCGTTCGACGTGCTGTCGATGGTCGGGAACGGGACACGCGAGGAATCCATAGGGATGACGCGCGCGCGCGCACGCACGATGGACGACTCGAGCGCCACCCGCAGTAGCTCCGACCGCAGCCGCTCCGGCACGAGGAAGCCGCCGGCGCTCGGCTCAAGGCTGGAGTAGTCGTTGCGGATCTTCCGCCAGCGGTCCTGCCCCGCCATGTTGGCATACCAGATCGAGAGCAGGAAGTCGGCCGAATCCTCGAACTCCTTGTCGAGCACTGCGCCGATCGCGCGCTTGTTGTACGCTGTTCCCTTGCCTGGCGCGTCCTTGACGTTCACCGTCACGTCCGGCCGGTTGATCCCGTTCTCCAGCATGAACGACTTCAGGCCCTTCTGGATGCCGTCATCGATCATCTGCTGGATGTCGGGCCGCGCCTTGTTGACCGCCTTGACGTACTTCTGCAGGAAGTCGCCGCGGAGCTCCGGGTTGCTGAATGTCTCGCTGGCGCGCTTCTCGTCGGCGAGGAACTCGGTCAGCTCCTCGCTCGTCTGCGGGATGGCGTCCTTCGTCACGGGCGGCGGCTTTGCCGGCGGGATCGCGACCGTGCCGGACTGGCTGGCGAGCAGGCGAAGCAGGCGCCGCCCATTCCTTCTGTTGAAGCGGCTCCATGCCTGCAGCACCGGCTTCGAGACTGCATGGAACGGTTGCGCCAGTTGCGTGAGCAGCACCGTCATCAATGGGTTCACTCCGTTGCCTCCTTCCTTCGCCTGGCGGTGTGGCCGCTTAGGCGAAGACCTGGTCCTCTACCTGTTCCACTGTGTCGTCGAAGAGCCGCCCCCAGTCGATCGGCTGGGCCTGCGGCTGCGGCTCGTTGTCGTCGTGAAGATCGCCGATGCCGGCGTCCTTCGCGTGCGAGTTGAGATGCGCGCGGGCGCGCTCATGCGCGTCATCCGGCATGTCGGTCTGCGACTCGCGGCTCAGCGCATTGCGCAGGTGCGGCTCGTCCAGCGCGCCCTCCGCGTTGTGATGGGGCAGCTTCCGCAGGCTGCGTGGCGTTGTCCGGCCTTCGCCGTCCTTCTCGCCGCCTGGCAGGATGATGGCGAAGGCCGAGTCGGGCAGACCGTTGATGAAGGCGGTCGTCCATTCCGCGTTCTCCGGGCCGCCCGCGCCGCGGTGGCCGTTCTGGGCGAGACGGGCGGCTAGCTTCGTTGCCTCCGCGTCCTCGCCGTCGACGCGGTCGGCCAACCCGAGCGCGACCGCCTCGCGGTCCGAGATCCACGTCTCGTCCTTCATGCGCGCGCGCCACTCCGCTACCTCACCGCCGGCGCGGCCGGCGTAGATGCGGGCGATGTTGTCGCTCGACTTGTCCAGGGCCTCCGCCATCTTCAGCATGTCGTCGGCCGGGCCGAGACAGAGGCCGTGCGCCTCGTGCACCATCATCTGTGAGTGGGGGGACATCACGATGTCGTCCGCCGCCATGACGATGAAGCTGGCCGCGCTGGCCGCGATGCCATCGACATAGGCCGTGACCTCCGCTTTGTGGCGCTTGATCGCGTTGAAGATGGCGACGCCGTCGAAAACGTCACCGCCGAGAGAGTTGACGCGCAGCGTGATCTTGCCCGACTTGATGTTGCTCAGCTCACGGATGAAGTCGTCCGCGCTGACCCCGCCGTAGCCGATGTAGTCGTAGATGAGGACTTCCGTCTCGGCCTCGGAGAGGTTCTTGA